AACATCATCATGCACCGCAATGCGTTCACATTGGCAGTAGCCGATCTGGAATTGCCAGAAGGTGTGCATTTTGCTGGTCGTGCAAGCGACAAGGAAATCGGTTTGTCAATGCGTGTTGTGCGTCAGTACACCATCAACAACGACTCGATTCCTACCCGTTTGGACGTTTTGTACGGTTGGGCGCCTCTGTACCCTGAATTGGCTTGCCGCGTTGCAGCCTAAATCTGATGGGGGCGTAAAAACCCCCGTTATTTAAAACTTTTAAGGAAATCTATCATGGCTAATCCAGGACCAGCAACCACCGTAACCCCTAACTACATTTTTAATGGCGATGCCAGCAATGGCGTTTTGTTGGGCGGTTCAGCAACTAACTTGGTCGGCTTTCATGGCGCAACACCCGTTGTCCAAGCTGCCGCAATTACTGCAATCACCAATACTGCTACTGGCACAGAAATCGCCACCGCGGTTAATGCAATCATTACTGCTTTGAAGAACAAGGGCTTAACAGCTTAATTCTTTATGTAATGAAAGTTAAAAGCCATCCTCAAAAAGGGTGGCTTTTCTCGCTTTTACGATACAATCAATTCATTCTTTCACAAGGAATAATCATGTCAAAAACTACCATTTGTCGCGGTAACGTCATTGCGCACACTATTTGCCAATTGACTTTGCCAGCTACTACTTTCTCCACCACCACAACTGAAGTCACGATTGCTTGCCCTGGCGTTAAGTCAACAGACAAGATTCAAGTTCAAGTTGATGCCGCAATGACTGTTGGCGTTGGTATTTGCAATGCTTATACCGCTGCCGATAACGCAATCATTGTGCGTTTGTTCAACCTGACTGGTGCTTCTGTTACTCAAGCAGCCGCAGTTTTGTTGGTCAGCGTTAAGACTTGCGAAGACAGTCCATTCCCTGCTAACGTAGTCTAATCATGGCAAGCTCAACCGTTCAACGTAACTCTGGCAAAACTTATGCTTTGTCAGTCACCAGCAGTTCTCATGCTGCTGTGTTGATCAGCGGTAACACTAACGACCAGATCAATTTTGCTTCATTCATTAACACAGGCACTTCTGCCATTGCTGTTAAGTTTGGAACAACTGACCCTGGCGCTGCCGTGTTGCCTACTGATGGCACACCAGCGGATTACGTCTTGCCTGCTGGCATGACTAGCCCGTTGATTCTTGCCACACCAGCCGCGCCGTTTTACATCACAGCTATTAGCGCCTCTGCTACTGGTTTGTTGTATGTGACGCCTGTTGCCGACCAATCCTAATAAGGGGTTTTATGGCTGACCCTGCCAAGACCGTAGATCAAAACATCCTGCCTGTTCAGGCTCTGTTTAACTTAGACAATTCGTTTAATACGTTTATTGGTCAAGGTCAGCCGTTTTACGCTACTGTAAATCCAAGCCAATCTGGTTTGGCTATTACAAATAGCACGATTGACAGCAGCCCTATCGGGGCAAATTCACCTTCTACGGGTGTTTTTACCAATATCTTGACCTCAACAGGGCAAGTTACAACTTCGCCAACAGCTAACGCAGACATAGCAAATAAGCAATATGTTGATGCTATTGCTCAAGGTTTAAACCCTAAACAAGCTGTCAAATGCGGGACAACGGCAAACATTACTTTGTATGGCTTGCAAACTATTGATGGCTACACCACATTAGCTGGCGACAGGGTATTGGTAAAAAATCAAACTAGCACACCGACAAACGGCATTTATATTGCCGCATCTGGTGCATGGACACGCGCAACCGATATGGATGTGTGGGCAGAAGTGCCAGGCGCATACATGGTCGTTTTAAACGGCACAACAAACGGCAATACGGGTTGGGTTTCTACATCTTCTGATGCTGGAACTATTGGTACAACGCCAATTACGTTTGTTCAGTTTTCAGGAAACGGAACTTACTTTGCTGGCACAGGCTTAACGCTTGCCTCTAATACTTTTAGCATTACAAATACTGGCGTAACGGCTACAAGCTACGGTTCTGCGTCTAAGACTCTTACTGCTACTGTTAACGCACAAGGTCAACTGACAGCGTTGGCAGACACAAACATCGCTATCGGTGCAACGCAGATTACATTTGGCACGATAGACACAGCAAGAATCTCTGGCTCATATACGGGCATTACAGGCGTTGGAACGCNNTAAGCGGTACAAGTTACAACGGCTCTTCTGCGGTTACGATAACCAACACCGCGCCAATGGTTTACCCAGGCTCAGGAATCCCTAACTCAACAGGTTCGGCATGGGGAACAAGTTACAGCACGACAGGCTCTGGAACTGTGGTTGCTTTGGCTACTGGTGCTACGCTAAATAGCCCAACTGTCAGCGATTACGAGACATTTACTGCCGCATCTGCACCGACCTACACATCGGGCAGATTGTGGTACGACAGTACGCTGAAGGCACTTTCTTACAATAACGATGTAACGAATAACACAATTCATCTTGGCCAAGAGACCCAGTTAAAGGTTTACAACAACACAGGCTCGACCATTGCTAAAGGTGCGCCTGTCTACATTACATCGACAACAAGCGGTTTTACTTATCCTTTAATCGCACTTGCTAAAGCGGATAATCAGACTACTGGTGCTTGTATTGGTTTAACAAATGAAGCCATTGCAACAGGCTCAGAGGGTTATGTAGTCATTAACGGCATCTTGAATGGCGTAAATACTGGTTCTTTTACTGTTGGTGACACGCTATATGTCAGCCCGTATTCTGCTGGCCAACTGATGAACACTTATCCGCCAACATCTTATGCGGTGAAAATAGGTGTTGTAGCGTATGCAAATTCTCCTAATGGCAGTATTTATGTAAACCAATCTAATGCTTATGTCGTGTCTAACGGCATCATTGGTCAAGTCGCTATCGCAAACGGAGGTACAAATGGAACGGCTACTCCTACTGCTGGTGGCATTGCCTATGGTAGCGGTACTGCTTACGCATTTACTGCCGCTGGCACATCAGGTCAGGTTCTAACCTCCGCAGGCTCTGGTACACCTACTTGGTCAACCCCAGTTTCCTACGCCACGGTTACAGACGACACGACAACTAATGCTGCCCGCTACCCGCTGTTTGCAGCCGCTACAAGCGGTAATTTAACAACTGAGTACACGAGCTCAACCAAATACCAATACAACCCGTCCACGGGGGTTTTAACGGCCACAGGCTTTAGCGGGTCTGGCGCAGCGTTGACAAGTATTCCTAATGCTGCGCTGGTTAACTCAAGCGTGACGATTGGTTCTACAAACGTAGCGTTGGGCGCCACGGTGACGACGTTTGCAGGATTGGTTTCTGTTACATCAACAACATTTGTGGGTGCTTTGACGGGCAATGCAAGCACAGCGACTAGCGCAACGACTGCGACCAATGCCACAAACATTGCAATTACAGATGACACAAGCACAAACGCCGTGTTCTATCCAGCATTTGTGAGCAATAGCACAGGCAATTTGCCTGCCAAAACATCATCGACTAAGTTAAAATTCAACCCAAGCACAGGGGCATTGACAGCCTCACAGCTAATCATTGCACCGTAAGGAAACATCATGGGACAATTAGTATTTCAAGCAACGCTCGGCGGCCAAGTTAACTTGGTCGGCCCTAATACGGCTTCAACGTTTAACATCAACGTCCCCGCTGTTGCTGGCAACATGGTGACTACTGGTGACACGGGTACTGTGACAAGCACAATGCTGTCTACTACTACTCTGACGGCATCTGCTGCGACCACAGCATCGTCAAATAAGGGTGCGTTTAACTACGGCACATTAAACTTTAGCGATACGGGTATTGTCCAATCAGCACAGACTAGCGTAAACAGCTATTTCCAAAACGTTATCCAAAACACCAGCAACGGCGCGTCTGCATCGTCTGAGTTCATTGCATATAACGACCAAGGAACGGCTACAACTAACTTTGCTGCTGTAGGTATTAACTCAAGCGGTTATAGCGGTACAGGCTCAATCAACGCACCTGGATATGCTTATTTCTTGTCTGGCAGCACAGACTTGGTGATTGGAACGATTGGCTCCAACAAAATCCACTTTACGATCAACAGCGGTGCAACTGATGCAATGACGATTGACACCAGCGGTAACTTGCTGTTGGGGACTACAAGCGGCACTTACAAAATAACTGCTATCGGAGCTAATACGGCTTCTTTTAGTGGTTGGGGTTCTGGTATTGGTACTGGTCTAGTTATGACCACAACAGTAACAAACGCTAACTCAGACGCTATTTCTTTTAACCAAAATGCCACTCAAGTTGGGCGCATCCAAACAAGTTCTGTTGGTACAACGCTTTACCTTGGAACTTCTGATTCACGTTTAAAGATTGATAATGGTGTTTGTACTGATACATCGGTCATTGATAACACGGTAATCCATGAATTTACATGGAAACAAAATAATGTTCCTGACCGAGGCGTATTTGCTCAAGAAGCATTTTTAGTAAATCCTCATGCAGTTTATAAAGGCGAAGATACTTTAAACGAAGACGGTAGTTTAAAAAGTCCTTGGGGTGTTGACTATTCTAAATATGTTCCTGATTTGATTGTTCATGCACAACAACTTAAAAAGCAAGTCCAAGAACAACAAGCCATGATTACTGCGCAATCTGAACTAATCACACAACTGCAAGCTGACGTAGCTGATTTGAAAGCTGCAAAATGAGCTTTACTTGGAAAATCCTAGAAATTTACGCTGATGATGGGTTGATCACATCGGCTAAATATCTGTGTTCTGTGACTGACGGTGAAAAAACTGTTGATACAGAAGGTTACTGGACATTCCAAGACCCAACAATGGTTACGCCATTTGCTGATGTGACAGAAGAAATGATTGCCAAGTGGATTGAAGATTCTGCTGTCGTTTACGGCAAGAATGTCATAAAATCACGCCTACAAGAACAGCTTGAATCGCTGTCAAAGAAGCCTGTACCCGCGCCTTGGTTGCCGCAGACCTTCACACCAGACCTGTAAGGTAAAACATGACAAAGCCAATAGATTTGATTTCTCGAGCGTTAAAGGATATTGGCGCCCTTGAAGCTGGTGAGACACCAACACCAGACGCAGCACAAGATGCGTTTGAGATGATGAACGACCTTGTTGATCAATGGTCAAATGAAAACATGATGGTGTTTAATGTCACCGAAATCATTTTCCCCGTCATTCAAGGTCAAGTCCAATACAGCCTTGGCCCATCGCCACAAACCACTAACTTTATCGGCGCGTCATTCCAAGGCTCAATCTCTGGCGACATTCTGACTGTCACAACTGTGAACTCAGGCGCTGTTGCTCAAGGGCAAACCCTTAGTGGCGGCGGCATCATTGCTGGCACAAAGATCACGCTTGAATTAACAGGTGCAGGCGGTAACGTCTTGCAAGCTGGTACATACCGAGTCAGCATCCCGCAAACCGTAGCTACGACAACAATCACAGCAAACTACCAAAAGCCTTTGGGGATTGATTCTGCATTTGTACGGGTAAACACTACGCAAAACGGCCAGCCAATTCAGGGCGGTGGTTTGGACTATCCAATCTCCATTTTGTCGTTGCAAGACTACCAACTGATCGGCTTAAAAACGTTGAATGGTCCGTGGCCAAAAGCAATTTATTACAACCCAAACGAAGATTCTGGCAATTTGTTTGTGTGGCCAAGCCCATCGCAAGGCGAAGTGCATTTGTTTGCTAACACCTTGTTTGCTCGATATGGCAGCTTATACGAAGACGTTGTCTTGCCACAAGGCTACACAATGTGTCTACGTTGGTGTTTGGCAGAGCGCTTGATGCCTATGTACGGCAAAAACAATGCAACACAAATTCAAATGATCAACGCTTATGCTGCACAAGCAAAAGCTACATTAAAACGCACAAACATGGCTCCTTTGCAAGTGGCGCGTTATCCTGACTCGTTGCTTACTGGTCGATCAAAAGATGCTGGTTGGATTTTGAGCGGCGGATTCATTTAAAGGGCTGAAATGGCTGATTTCGGTTTTGTTGGGCCTTCTTATGAAGCTCCTTCTATATATCAGGAAGCACAAGAGTGCATCAATTGGTTTCCTGAAATAGACCCCATGAAACAACCTGGGGAGCGCGGTGTTGTCTCTCTTTATCCTACGCCTGGACTAATTACAAAAACTATTTTGCCTAACCAACAAGAGGTTCGCGGTATGCGCACCTTGTCTGGCGGCAATCAAATGGTTATTGTGTGTGGTGCTTATGTTTATGCTTTATCGTCTGATTTGTCTCAGCGAATTATTGGCACATTAAACACAACAACAGGCAAAGTTGGAATTACTGATAACGGCATTAACGCTTATATCGTTGACGATTTTTATCGTTACACATGGCGCATCGGAAACCCTGATGTAGCTAACTTTGTTGGTTCTGTGTCTTCTACAACGCTAACTGTGACCCAAATGGTTAGCGGAACTATTGCTGTTGGCCAAACTTTGGTTGGTATTGGTGTTAACCCTGAAACTGTAATTACTGCATTAGGCTCTGGCACAGGCGGGGTGGGAACTTACACGCTTGATGTTGCGTCTACGGTTGCAAGTACAAATCTCAGCACATCAACGGTTGGTTGTATTTTTACAGGTTCAATTACTGGCACAACTTTGACCGAAATTTTGCCTGCTACATCGGGCAGTTTGGCTTTGGGAATGACCATTCAAGGCGCAGGCATTTCTAGCGGAACAATCATTATTCAAGATTTGGGCCTTGTTGCTGGAAACCAAACTTGGAAATTAAACCGCACTTTAACAGTTGCATCTGAAACAATGTATGGCCTTGATTTTACAATCATGCCTTCTACTGATGGCGCTTTCCAAGGCGGCACATCGGTTGACATTGTGGACAACTATTTTGTTTACAGCAGAAAAGATTCGCAGCAATGGGGCGCTTCTGATTTGTTGTCGCCAATTTCTCAAGGATTGAGTTTTGGGTCAAAAGATGGTGCGCCTGATAAATTGGTTGCTCTTATCGTTGATCACCGTGAAGTCTACTTAATGGGTGAAATTTCATCCGAGGTTTGGACTGATGTAGGTGCGTATCCATTCCCGTTCCAGCGAATCCCTGGCACTTCTACCCAACACGG